CCAACACGTTGTGTGCTGTTCAAAAGAATACGAGCTTCTTTTTCTAGCGCAGGCGCAACAACTAAAGTGTCGGCCTTAGACATGAACAGCTGTCCCTTGTGGTCAAGGGTCGAGCGCATTGTGGTAATACCTGTTTCTAGCGAAGCTTCGTTCAGGTCACTAGTTGTGTAGTTACTTTGAGAAGCACCGCCGTCTTCACGGGTGTGATCGGTTGCAAACAGCGCCTTGGCGTCACCAGATGTAAATGTTGCTAGACCACCACCACCAGCCGTAAAGCTGTAGTTGAATACGTCAGCAAGCATTTGTTCTTGGGTTCGGGTTTTAGCCTTGGCCAAGTTCTGTGGTTTGCGCTTAATTACATTGAACTGGTCGTCTTCCCACAGCACGTTACTAACCGAAGTACCAAGTGAGTCTTCAACGTGGTTGTAGGTAACGTCGAAGCCTTGTACTTCATCTTCGTAACTTATTGCTTGACCTTCCGAACGGCGAATCATCTTGCTCAAGCCAGAGGCAGAGCTGTCTTTTTCGTAACCTTTCGAAGAGGTGTCGGTGTGGAAGAGTGTTTCACCGATAGATGGTATGAGCTTAAGTTCGTCGCCGTATATTTTTCTAAAGCGAGAATCAAGAAGGTCAGGCCATGCAGGTGTTTGACTTGCCATATACTATCCTTTCCTATGCACCAAGTGGGTACAATGCGTGTTCTGCAATTACAAATACACCTACAGATGTATCAGATTTAACTGGGTCAATCTGTGGGTTGTACTCTAAGCAGAGCATTTGCCCGGTTGTAGCACTTGTACTAGAAGTATCGATCTTCTGTGCGCCAGTAGCGCCAATTAAATCGAACTTGGTACCAACATGTGCGGCAGCAAATGTCGTGCTATCGTTATCGTTATCTACAATGTATCGCATAGTTGGGTCGACAATTACCAATGCTTTAACAGTGCCGCCGGCATCACCAGTGGCGGTTTCTTGAACCTGACCAATAAGCGGTTGCGTGGCTACTGAAGCACTTGTAATGCGGCCTGATGCGAAATAAACAAAGTCGTTTTTAGTTACGGTAACACCACTAGCAACTGGCAACTCGAGAGTAGACCAGTTAGAGTTACCGTCAATGCGACCAAGTGGAACTGCATTAACAGCCATAAAAACTCCAAATCTTACTTAACGTACGGTTCGAGTTCAGCGCGTATTTCGGCGTCGGTCTTACCTGGATACATTTTTCGGTTAACCGCAATCATCTCGTCGGTCACTTTAGACTTAGGCCTTGGTTTACCACCGCTACCAGTAGGTTTGGTTGAAGACGCTCTGTCCTTAATGGCATTGTCCGTCCTATCCTTACTACTAACGCCGTTGGATTCCCAACGCAAAGCTGCTGCGGCCATGTTATACAAATCACCAGGAGGCGTTAGCTTGTCCTGAGACAGTGATAACTTTTGAAGAGTATCAACTGTGGCTACGAACTTTTCGTATTCAGCTGGATCTTCCACCTGTGGATAGTCCTTCTTAAAACCATTCCAAGCTTCGTTGATCTTTTTGTCGATTTCATTCTGAACATAAAGATCTGTAATGCTTTTAGGCTTATCAGTCTTGCCGTCCTTATCATCATCACCAGTTGCAGCTTTCTTCAGCCTAATGGCTTCGGCGCTGCTGTTCTTGTAAGCAATGCTAAGGTTCTTGGCAAATTCTTCAGGTGTATCGCCTTTAATGTACGGGAACTCTTTTTTGAGCTTGTCGAATTCCGAATCCTCTTCCGACTCTTCAGATTCCTCTTCGCTCTCGGTTTGGTCGTCGGTTTGTCCGTCTTCCTCGCCTACCTCTGTTGACTCTTCTTCCTCATCGACTTCGGCGCTTTCGTCTTCCTCGTTTTCGGAGGATTCTACTTCGCCACTTTCGTATTTGAGTTTACGAAGATCGTCTTCGGTAACTTCTTTGTCGTTATCGACATCGTCATTTGTTGACATTATTTCTCCTAAGATTTGTTCTAGGCCAGCAGTGCTGGTAACGCGCTAGGTAAGGGTGGGCATCACCTAGCGCAGTATCATCACTTCTTGTTGTCGGGTTTATCTTCGGCCTTATACAAGTCGATAATCGCTTGGACTAATATCTTCGACTGGTAGGCTCTACCGCTAAGGAACTTGACGTCTTCCATACTTTGAGCAACTAATGCATCTTTACCTAAACCTTCAACTGTTAGCGAATGCAGCTTTTTTAAAGCCGCAAAGCCTTCAGTGCCGTGCAAACGCGCAATAGCTGCCCGTTCTTTGGGGCTCAGTTGGTCTAGTGTGCTCAACTTGTTAGAAGTACTGCCCATATTTCAAAGGTAAACTACCCCTAAAAGCCCGTGCAATAGTCTAGCTACTCAGGCTGGCTATAGTTGGTTGCTTGTAAATCCGCCATCTGCGCCTGCGGCTGGCTGGTGTTGGCCTGGATGGACGGTGCCATACCTCCTGGCATACCCCCAGGAATTAGTTCGGGCTTAGGTGTTAAACCGTATGCGCCTAGAAGATCAGAAGATTGACCAGTGGCTGGGTTGTTGTCATGTTCCTGCAGAATGTGATCCATAATTATCTGTTGGTTCTCTGGCGGCAGATCCTCAAATTCTCGTGTCTTGGTGTACATCAAGTGAACTAGCGTGTGGTCTTCAGTAGCGCCAGACGTGCCATCCAATGGCTGGCCAGAAGCCATAATGGTATTTTCGGCTTCGGCGAGCATCATCATATCCTTCTTAGAACCAGTTGGGTTCTTCATCCAGGTATCTTCATCGATGTCATTAACCCTTAACAGGTCGGCGACAGCACCATTAATATCCAAAACAGCCTGGGTTGCAGGGTTGGCCATTAACAGGCTAAACAGCTCAGTCTTCTTAGTTTGCGAAATAGCTTTAGAAGTCGTACCTTCAACGTTCACACCAACCGAAATATCAAAGTCGCCTTGAAGATACTTGGCATAGTTCTTGTTAAGTCTAAAGGCAGACTTACCCCTAACGTCATCAAATCTAAGTACCTTCTTGCCGTTGTCGGTGATAATCTTGAACTTCTTACCCTTTACAGAAACCTTGCGGTAGACTGGCTCTTCGCGCTCTTCATTATCTTCGGTAATCTTCTCGATACGTGGTATTGGAGAGAAGAACTGCAGGTTAGACCATTTTAAGCGGCCAATGCGGATAATAGTGTCCATTTCGTTAGTAATCGACACAAGGTTAATGCGCTTCAGAGTACTTTCTTTAACAATCGCCGCTTGGGTAGCAGTGGAGCCTGTATTAACAGAAATTCTGTCATCAATACCAGTAGCGCGGCGTTGGTCTTCAAGCATAATCTCTTCAGTCTTGAAGTATGAAGCTGGTACATCGCCCATATTCATTGGCATAACGGCGTTGCTGATCGGCTGGCCGTTTGTTTCAACACCTATGAAGCCGCCAGGTCTCAGTGCGGTATCTTCTTCGTCTATCTCAAAAGATGTGTTGTGCAAGAAGGCACCAGAAACAATGACCTTCTGCCTGTCCAGGTTAAGGTTCCTTATTGTGCGGCGCTCTTCGCTTAGGTAGTGGATAATCTTTGGAATACCCACACCAAAGAAGTAGCCAGGTATCTTATATTGGTAGCCTACAGCTAAAGATAATTGCTTGTGTTTGGTCTGTAATGGGTCATCACATATAACAATGTTGTTGGCCACGACCCAATAGGCGTCGACCATCTTGTTTTCGTAGTGCAGTATTTCGACATCCTGGTTGGTAATGTCTTCTGGAAGTTTAAAGAAGCTACGGTTACCAGTTTCGCCACCCGCTTTAACCAAGTCTGTATCAAAGAAGCCAGGCTTGTTGCCGTACTTGTCGTAGAACTTCTCGATATTCAATACTTCGCGTTCAATCCAGTCATCCGCGTCGTCTATGTGGCCGGCCTTTTCGTCGACAAACACCCTTTCGTTTGGCTTCCATTCGGTGTAGTCGTCATCGAAATCTATAATTTCGCGTTCTTTGTATTCCAGCGAACCGTCGTCATTAACCTTTACAGGGTCTTTAACAATGCGCTTTTCGCAGCGCCAATAGTCTTTCCAGAATGTAGTGCCCCTAGAAGCGGCGTTCAGCTTACCCAAATAATACTGGTAGTCAAAACCAGTGGTGTTCATGTTGTAGGTCATAACCGCGTTGGCAAGCTCGGCAACTGGTTCGTCAGATTCTTCGGTAGGGTCTAGTTGTGGGCGAGAACGGCGTTCAATGCGCTCTTGTTCCTGTATCTGTATAGAAGCAAATGCGTCGGGTAGGTGTATGTCTGCGCGCCAATCGTTAGAGTCTGGCGGTTCAAAGTACATTCTAAATTCTTTGTCGGCTAGTTCCCAGTCGGCCTCAGCTTCCACGCGGGCTGGGTTATCGCGCATCTGCCAAAAACGTTCATAGACCTGGCGCCTAATTGCGCGCCTGCGCTTATTCGGATTGTATCTGTCGTTCTTATCCCTATCAGGGTCTAACTGAGCAGCGTTGTTCTGAAGGTCATCGCGTTTCTTTTTTAGGGATTCGTCCATATAACCACTTAAGTATGAAGTTAGATGTCAGAACAATAGTCTAATAGCCTGTAACAGCACTTCTTGGCTTAAAAGACATGAACCTTTTTTTCGAAGGTTGATCTTCATCGCGACTAGCTTTGTAGTTTGGTGGCGAAGCTTTCTCTAAAACAGTGGCTAGGGCGTCGATAATGTCGTCGTGCTTACCAGATGGGAACGAAAGCAGTTCGTACTCAAGCTCTTCCAGGTTCGGACACTCTTTTATGTGGTAGATGTGGCCAAATTCATAAAAAGGTGCCAGCGCCCTAATGCGTTCATCCTTAGAATGCTGCCTATTTCTAATCTCAGTAATCGGTAACCAGGTATTTCTGCGCTGTTGTTCATTGGCAAGCTCGTAACTTAGCGACTTAGTACCGATAACTTCCAGCAGGATCTTCATGTTCTTAATATCGGCGAACCTACGGTCTGTATAAATGGCAAATATCTGGTTTATCAGTTCAGAATAAGACATTTTGGCACGAACGATATGCCTAACGTACAGTTCACGCTGAAAATCCATGCCAACCAGTACCAAAGTAGCGTAATCACCATACTGGGTGTTGCCCCTAGGGTCAGAATAAGACGGGTCAACAGACAAGTACCAGTTTATAGGCTTGCCAGTTACCTCATTCCATGGTTTACGTTTAATAAATTCTCTCTTGAACGTGGCGTTCTCGTCGGAAACAGGCTCATTAAGGTATTGTTTCGAAAAGATCGATGCGCCCTGCCTCCTACGGATCTTGTCCAGCTCCTGTTCGTTCAAAACTTCGGGGAAAAACGGCGTACCGTCTTCTTTGTAGGCAGATTTCTTCAAAACGTTAAAGTCTTCTAGCTCGTAATCCATAATATGCTGGTACAAATCCAGTTCATGCCAGCGAGTTCCGATAACAATCATAGGTTTACCAGGGTCTAGCAGCGAAAAGGCTAACCTGTAATGGTCTATGACCTGTTGGATCTGCTCTTTGTTGGTAACGTTTCGTTCAGAATGTAAGTCGTCGGCGATAATAAGGTCGTAGTGCATACCGTTTTTGGTAACATCAATACCCGCACAAGATATAGTCGGCTCTTTTAAAGACCTAGTTCGGCACGGAAGTATAACTTCCGAGTCAGTCCAAAGCTTCATGTTGCTTTTGGAGGTAAAGGGATACATACCATGAATAGCTTTAAACACCTCTCGGTACTTCTCGTTCTCCGTGATATGCCCGATTATCTCTCGTAAGAACGCCTTACTCTTCGAAAACGTTTCCGAGTCCAAAAGAACACGAGCATTCGGCTCGTTCAAAATAAACTGTAAGGTAAAAGACACCGTGACCACCGAGCTTTTGAACGTACCACGGGGCATAAGCAAAAGCAGCAGGTTTTTTCTAGGGTCAAAATCTTTGTGTTTCTCCTGGATCCGCGTGTCTAAGCCTTCGGGCTTGTTGGGTAGGATCGAAGTGGTGTAGTCACAAAGCTCACCGTGTGTGCCCTCGGTCATCTTGGAATAACCAAGAATCTCTTTAGCCAAGAAAAAAAGATCGGTCTTACACCTTAAAGCAATCTGTTGGATAGCTTGTGCCCTTAAGTCCATAGTTCCACTAAAGAACGTAAGGGGTCAGATAACAATGGTCTAGCGCACTAGCATCCGCAGCCAAGAAACTTAAAATTTATAGCTCAATATGGTCTAGGAGATACTGCAGTGTATTTCCTACTTCGGCGAGTCTTTGAGTAACAGTACGGGGTTCGGCTCGGTCAGTATCTTTCGGATCATGTACGGTAATTGGGTCTAAACGCATGCTAAGTTCGTTAGCAAGGTTTTCGAGGCGCTGTATTTGTGCCAGTAGCGGAACTACTGGTTTTACTAGGTTGGTGGGAGCGGTAGTGGAGGTTGTTCCATTGTCCATAATGTGTCCTAAAACTATGGCTGCGGGTGTTAATGTGCTACCCACATGATGAGCGTCACGGCTGGACAACTACAATGGTCTAAACTCGCTTACTTCAACACAAAAACCCGTCAAGGCTCTAACATGGCAGAATGAATCAAGCGTTGTTGTAGCACCAACTACGAAATAACAAAAATAATGGTACTATACATATTAGAACAATGTGGGGTGGATACGGAGGGAGTGTAGCTACGGAACGGTAGCTATTTTTCTGGTATAATGGGGCTATGAAGCAACTTACCAAAGAACAGTGGAGCAAACTACCTTGGTATAAAAAGCTCGTCTATCTATATTCGATGACACGGACATCAAGAAGCGTGAGTGTATCTCCCACTTCTACTAGCGTATCTTTTTCTACTAGTACATCTGTCAGCAACAGAAAGTAAATTTTTTTTGGGGGGAGTAGGGCGGAGCTTAATCTTCCAAGAAAAAAGTCCGGATGGAACAGTTTGGGGTGCTATGGGGGTCGAAGGGTATGATATATGCCTATTTGGCCTATTCCCCTAAAAAACGACGTGTTCTAAGCCTTTATAAGCCCTGTATATCAATGGACATGGGTGTTTATACATGGGTGCTTATGTCGCACATTCTATATTGTGCGACGTAGCAAGGTGTTAATCGTGGTGAATGGATGAAATAAGCGACATTCCAATGGCCTTAGGTAGATTAACCCCCATCCATTACCCAACCCCTCCCCATCTGTTCCACTAACC